GTTCGTCGAGCGTCCGGACGATGCGCTCCAGGGCTTCGTCGTCGAGTCGGGGGGCGAGCTTCGTCCAGTGGGTCAGCCACTCGTCGTCGGTCATCGTTGCAGGTCACCGGCCTTTCGTATGTACGGAGTTGATTCAAACTCCGCCCACGCGGTGTTTGACGAAGTTCCGTACTTGATGGCTACACTGTATCCCAGGCTGTTGAGCGAGGGGTGGATACATGATGACACGGAAGGACCCGGCACCGGACCTCCCCATCGGGGGGTACTGCCGGATCTCAGAAGCCGATCTCCTGGAGATCCGACGGGCTGTCGATGCGGGCCTGATCACCGCCGAAGAGGGCGTCGAGATGGAGCGGAAGGGAGTCCTCAAGCAGCGCGACGACGTCGCCCACATCGCCGAGCCTTTCGGTCGGCCGGTCAAGATCTACGAGGACAACAGCCTCTCCGCCTTCAAGCGCAACGTTCGCCGCCCCGACTTCGAGCAGATGGTCAAGGACCTGACGGCGGGCAAGCTGGCCGGCATCGTCGGCTACGACATCGACCGCATCTTCCGGCAGCCCCGCGACCTCGAAAAGGTCATCGACCACTACGAGACGTGCGGCCTGAACCTGGTCTTCAAGACTGGGTCCGGCCAGAACTACGACCTCACGACTGGTGACGGTCGCTTCTCTGCCCGGCTCTTCGTCTCCATCGCGAACAAGTCTTCCGAGGACGCCTCGCGTCGCATCAAGCGAGAGGTCCAGCGCAAGGCGCAGAAGGGCGAGTACCACGGAGGTACCCACCCCTACGGCTGGCGCAAGGACGACCGCGACAAGCTGGACCACGAGGCCGCCAAGCACATCGCGAAGATCGTCAACGGCCATCTCGCCGGAGACAAGATCGCCACCTGCATGGAGTACCTGGCCGACCAGGGGGTGGTGAACCCGAACACGGGGAAGCCCTTCACCTGGGCTGGCACGAAGACCCTGATCTACCGGGCCCGCAGCTTCGGCATCCGCATCTACCTCGGCGAGCCTCAGTCCACCGCCAATGGCGGCTACGTCATGGGTGACTGGGAGCCGATCTTCACCACGCCCGAGGGTGAGCCGGACTTCGACAAGTACGAGCAGCTCGTCGCCCTCAAGGCAGGACGATCCCCCGCTGGACCGCAAGAGAAGAGCTCGGTGAAGTACCTGCTCTCTCGCATCGTGCGCTGTGGCCGTTGCGGCTACCCGATGGTCGGCAAGACTGTCTGGATTCGAGGGAAGAAGTCGCAGACCTTCGCCTACAACTGCAACAAGGCCCACCCGGACGCCTGCGGCAAGATGGGTGCCTCCGGACCCCGCGTGGACGACCTCATCAAGAAGCTGGTCTGGTCTCAGGCGGTCCGAGCGAGCAAGGAACGGCTCCTGGTACCCGAGCCTGGAGTTTGGGCGCGAGAGGCCGAGCTGAAGGACGTCGACGAGCAGATCGCCGAGCTGAAGGAGCTCTGGGCTGCCAAGAAGATCCGCGCAGCCTCGTACGTGGTCACGCTGGACGAGCTGGAGGCTCAGAAGATGGAGCTGAAGGCTGATCGAGCCGTCCACACGGCCACTCCGCCCATCCGGGTCATCACGCCCGAGCTCCTGAAGTCCGGGTGGGAGGGTCTGTCAGTGGAGCGTCAGCGGATCATCGTCCGTGCCGTGCTGAAGGCCGTGATCATCCACCCGGCACGCGACGGCAAGCGAGGCGGAGCCTTCGATCCCATGCGGGTTGAGCCCGTCTTCGCGTAAACGCAGAAAGGCCCCTACCCGATCAGGGCAGGGGCCTTCGTCTTACTTCAAGTCCATCAGTTCAAGGATGCTGTCGACGGTCTCCTCGTCGAGCATCGGGGCCTTACTCATCCAGTGGTCGAGCCAGTCTTCAGAGGTCACGGCGCGACTCTCCCGTTCCGCACGAACGCCTCGTGCGTGATGGGCATGTGCACCTTGAAGACCTCCTCCATCTGCTCGGCGACCATCTCGATCTCCCGCTGGGGGAACGAGGGGAACGTGCTGCCCGCGGAGATGGTGCGCAGGGAGAGGAAGTGCATCAGGCTGCGCGCGTTGCAGGTGGCGAAGTAGGAGGTGAAGATGCCCACCGGCAGAACCATGCGAGCCACCTCCTTGGCGATGCCCGCCTGAAGCATCTCCTCGTAGGCGCCGAAGGCGTCCTCGTAGGCGGTCAGCATGTTGGTAGTCATCCGGGCGTGCTGCTCGTCGGTGCCGGGCTCGAAGGTGTAGGCGCCGGGCTTGCCGACCTGCACCAGGTTCCGGTCCTCGCCGGGGAGGTAGAAGACAGGCTTCAGCTCGGTGTAGCGGCCACTCTCCTCGTTGTACGACCAGCCAGCGCGGTGGCGGAAGTGCTCGCGGGCCACGAAGATCGGGGCCTCGATCATGAAAGTGAAATTGGCGTGCTCGAAGGGACTGCCATGCCGGTCCCGCATCAGGAAGTTGATCAGGCCGGGCCCGCTGTCCTGCTTGGCGGCCGAGGCCGAGCCGATGGTGCTGACTCGGGCCGCCATCGTCACGTCGTAGTCCATGGCGCTGGCCTTCATGAGCGTCACGCTCACGTCGGAGCGGAAGGTGGTGTCAGACATGAGCGGGGGCCTCCTCGGGCTGGTCGTACATGTAGAGCTCGTTGACGTGGTGGATCTTGGTGCCGTACTTGCCCTCCAGATCGGAGAGCTGGCGCCTCAGTCGGTCAGCCTCCCGACTCAAGCCGAGGCCGGTGTGGAACACCCGCTTGGGCTGGCGTCCGTTCAGGCGACCGAAGGCGGCGACCCCGTTCAGGGTGTAGACGTTGTCCCGGTTGAACTCGGGGTACAGGCGGGCCTGGTGGAAGCCGTAGACCACAAGGATGTCTTCGTCGGTGACAGGTTCGAGCGCGATGATGTCAGTCACAGTTGCACACCCTCTCCGAGGTGAGCCAGGGCCTCATGCAGAGCCTTGACGGTGACGGTTTCCTTGCTGTCCCGACTGGCGTGCTCCTGGCGCAGCACCTGGTTCTCAGAGACGAGCTCCTGTACCCCAGTCAGCACCCGAGCCATGTTCCTGGGGCTCCAGACGTTGCCGTCCAGCGGGCGGATGAAGGCGGAGCTGAGCTGCACTCCGATCACCTTTGCGATCTGGGCCACGATCTCTCGGGCCTCCCCGCCCTGCGAGTTCTGCTTGTAGGCGGCCTCGCAGTGGCCGGCGCGGCACAGCTCGACCTCTCGGACGATGTCAGCCAGGTCTCCAGCCATTCCGCCCACCTTGGGTGCCGGCTCGGCCTCCAGGTGCTCGATCTCAGCCGCCTTCATGTAGTCCATCGGACCCTCGAACACCATCGACTCAGCCTTGATGGCCTCGATGTCCACCTCGCTCGCGTTCCGCGCATCTTCCGCGATGCGCTGACCCTCGGCGACCCAGTCCCATCCGTTACTCACTTCGCTACCTCCTTGACTCGGTTCTCGTACGACGATCGGGACTCGGACGTCAGGTGGAAGCCACCCTGGTCGCACTGGTACCAGCGGGACTCCACTTTCAGGCCCCGCATGGTGCCTCGCGCCTCGCCCTGTCGGCTTCGCTTGGCTCGGGCTCGGCCGAGCGCCTTCTCTGCGTCTCGCTCAGTCAGAAACCCCCGCTTGCCACCACAAGGGCAGCTCCTCCACTCACAGCTCATTGATGTTCTTCGCCGTTCCCTTCCGTGCCGTCGTCTTCTTCTTCGCCTTCAGTGCCGGGTCATCCTTGACGAAACGGTCACAGTTACACACTTCCAGGTGGCACTTGCCACGGCTTGCACCGTCGACCGCATGGGTCCAGGGGGCGTGTCCACACTCGGGGTTCCAGCAGTAGCCGGGCCACCCGTCCTTCTTGCCGTCATGGTTGGCGAGCATGACCCCCGAGGAAGTCAGGGGCACCACCCTGCCGGTACCTCCGAAGCTCATCTTCTTGGCGAAGCTCTCCGCCTCAGCGACGGCACCGAAGGGGCCGAAGTTCAGGCCCTTGCTGCCGTCCGCCCAGGTGTGCACCATCACGAACAGGTCCCGCATCTGAAGCATGTCCCCGACCTCCTTGATCACAGCCTTGGCCAGTTGCTCCGGGCTGT